GAAATCTACTCACAGATGGGATAACGAGCGTTCGGATAAAAAAAGCGAACGTTCGGATAAGAAAAAAAGAGGCGGTCAACCGGGAAATCAAAATGCGACCGGTCCGCCGGGAAATAAGAATGCAGTTAAGACAGGAGAGTTTGAAGCTCTCTTTTTTGATTGTCTGGATCCAGAAGAAAAACGGTTGACTGAAATGGTGACGCCGGACAAGGAGCAGTTGCTCCTGCAGGAAATTCAGCTATTGACTGTGCGGGAACGGCGGATGTTGAAAAGAATTGAGATGCTGAAGAACATGGAGCAGCCGACGGCCGATGAAAATATTGAGCCAGAAGAACAAGTTCCAGCGGGAATGAGTGTTACCGGATATCGATCTGGAATTGAAAAAGGAAAACCAACTGTTTTAAAAGAATACGAGGGGATTTTGGGACAGATCCAGTCCATAGAAGATGCCCTGACCCGTGTGCAGGCACGGCGTCAGCGAGCCATCGAGGCCTTGCATAAATTTGGCTATGATGATGCGCGGCTGGAGCTGGCGGCAATGCAGCTTGAATTCGAAATGAGCAAACAGGACGTTCAGCAGGAAGAAACCGGCGACGATGGATTCCTTTCTGCGATGAATGCCGTGGCGCAGGAAGTCTGGGGTGATGAGAGTGTATGAGAAAATCTCATCATTGAAAGAAAAGCTGCAGAAACTCAAACAAAACATCAAAAGCCGGCAGAAAGACCAGACATTCCATTTTTCGCCGTTTTCCAGAAAGCAGAATCAGGTTCTTACCTGGTGGTGCGAGGATTCGCCTGTTCATGATAAGGATGGAATTATAGCTGACGGTGCGATCCGATCCGGAAAAACTATCAGCATGTCCCTCTCATTCGTGATGTGGGCGATGCATACGTTCAACGGTCAGAACTTTGCCATGTGCGGCAAGACCATCGGTTCCTTCCGACGTAATGTCCTGTTCTGGTTGAAACTGATGCTCAAATCCAGAGGATATTCCGTAACTGACCGCAGAGCGGACAACCTCATTTTGATCAGAAAAGGCGATGCGGAGAACTACTTTTATATTTTTGGCGGAAAAGATGAGCGTTCACAAGATTTGATTCAGGGTATCACGCTGGCGGGTGTGTTCTTTGATGAGGTTGCGCTGATGCCGGAATCCTTCGTCAATCAGGCAACCGGCCGATGCTCCGTTGAAGGTTCCAAATTTTGGTTTAACTGCAACCCGGACGGCCCATATCACTGGTTTAAGCTCAATTGGATTGACAAAAGGAAAGAAAAACAGCTGCTGTATCTCCATTTTACAATGGATGACAACCTAAGCCTATCCGAGAAAATAAAAATCAGATACCGAAACATGTATACCGGGGTGTTCTATAAAAGATATATCCTGGGCTTGTGGGCTATGGCTGAGGGTATTATCTACGATATGTTCAGCGAAGCACAACATGTGAAAGATCCATCGCTATTTGAAAATTTATTGCTTGACAGCAATAGATATGTCAGTTGCGATTATGGAACTCAAAATGCAACGGTGTTTCTCCTGTGGGAAAAAGGAACGGATGGCGTTTGGTATTGTACGAAAGAATATTA